TTCTTTTGCTTGATGAATGTTTCTATGTTTCTACGGATGGTTGTATATGCTAAGTCAAGGTCAGCAGCGATGTCCGTGAACGACCAAAAGTTTTTGTCATCCATTATATATACCTTGAGCCGAAAGAAAAGAGGGTCTTAACAAACCCTCTTAGGCTAACAGTATACATGATTACATGGTGTTTTTACTAGTGGAATCGACCATTGCTATCCTTTCTCCAATCCATTTAATCACAGGTACACACATCGAATTGGCCATTGCCTTGAACCTATTGCCATCTTTTGCCCCAGAAATGTTAGTGTAATTGTCTGGGAACCCCATAAGCCTTTCTAGTTCTAATGGTGTTAGCCTTCTAACTTTTCCGTCAGGCTGAACAATAATTCTTCCTGAGTTGTAATCTTGTCCATTTAAACCACCACCCATATGTGCCCCATCAGATATACAATTGACTGGACTTTTTACCCATGCTCCACAGTAATTGCATCCAGTTTTTTTGGGGTCTAAGGTTGTATGTGATTTGCAGAATGGGCAATCATAGCTTCCTTCAAACGAACTGGAAGGCTTTTTCCCATGCTGTCTCTCCTTATGAATCCTTGACAGGCAAGCTTGCTCAAATAGAACTTTGTATCCACTTGTTCTGTCTGAATGATGCCCGATAAGGAAGACTCTTTTTCTTCGATGGGGTAGTCCGAAGTGTTGAGAGTCAAGTACCCGCCAGCAGAGATGATACCCGAATTCAGCCAGCGACCTGATGAAGGAACCAAAGTCTCTTCCTCCGTTAGCCGATAGGACTCCCTGCACATTTTCCCAAACAATCCATCTTGGTTTTCTATCCCGCACCAATTCACAAAACTTGTAGACAAGTCCACCTCTTGGATCGTCTGTTCCCCTTCTGAGGCCAGCGAGGCTAAAGCTTTGGCAAGGAGTTCCCCCGATAAGAATGTCGATTGCTCTGGGAATTTGCCAGGTTGAATGTCCATTTATGTCTCCAAAATTAGGGGTCTGAGGGTATTTCTGTTTTAGTAAATTGCAGCAAAACTTATCGATTTCTGAATATCCTATAGGCTCAAACCCAATAGAATTCCAGGCAACAGTTGCTGCTTCAACGCCAGAACAGACTGAAAGATAGTTCACGATTTATCCTTATTATATTGCTTGATTCTTTCACGATCCCACTCGAAATCAGCACGATGATTAGCCTTAAGCTTTTCATTGATTCTAGCAGCGTTTTTCAACGACAACTTGGTATTAGCTAAAGTTGTTCGCAAAGATTTTAGCTTTGCCTTAACTTCCCTTAGTTCATCTCTTAGCTTTTTAAGCTCCGCAGTACCTCTTGCTGATAAGTTTAAACTCTTTGTGTGACATAGATTGCATAGGTCTTTGTAGCCATACATTTTGATGATATGCTTACCACACTTGGAGCATTCAATAGGTCTTTTCATATTGCTTCCTTGATAAGATTTTCACCCTACAGATTTGGTCTATAGGGTGAAGAAAAATAGGGTCTGATTAATTAAAACTCTTTATAACCCCAGCCCATTTCTGCGGAATAAAATTTGTGGTGAATACGCATCATATCAAATGGTATTGCATCGCAATTTCTTAAGAGCGACTTCCTTCCTTCATTGTCACACTTTTCGTCAGCTAGAATAGCTGCAATGTAACGAATAATATAAGCTTCAGAAGCTTTTATTTGAATCGTAATCATTCGATTAGGATCGTAATCAGGGTGGCCCTTTTCAACGATTTTAGAAGCTGGAACGGATTCTGTAGACATGGCTTATTCCCTTTCAAGGATAAAACTTTTTGGACTCCCCCAAAGTGGGGGTATATCCATTCAAAAACAGGGTCTATTGGTTGTTCTTAAGCATAATAACTATTTCTTGATCTTCATTAACAAATTCTAGCAACCTTACTTCAAGCTTTTCTAGATTGTCTGAATAATAAATATCATTAAGTAACTCAAGAAAGTATTTGTTATCTTCAATACCAATGTAAACATAATAGGAATCGCCAACAAGATATCCAGCAGGGTAAACAATACCCTTCAGGCCATCGTACCCCATGTCTTTTAAATACAATCCTACATTATCGGTATGAATTGCAGACTTGCTAAACTCTTCTATTGTTATTCGTGACATGATACAAATCCTTTCTAAAAATAAAAAAAATTTTTCAAAAATTCCAGGTTTTCGCACGAAATTTTTTGACCTAGGGATTTCGCCCCCTAGGTCATGGAAAATAGGGGTTGCCCTATGTTCCTTGCAATTATACCCCTACTTGAAATTAGCTGGGGTTCAATTGATTCTACATCTCCAAGGATGTAACCAACCTTAATTGATAGTTCTTTTATGTAATATGGTGAATTACAATCAACTCTATGAGATTGATAATCATAGTCAAAATGCTGCTTGCAATTGTACACAATATTGCCTGTTATCGTTGCAAATCCTTCAAGAGTAGCTTTGCCTTGGCCAGTACGAATTAACCCAATTCTCTGCCCTATGTAGGGATTTAAACTAGGTGTGTTTCTTGTTTCAATGATCTTTTCACCGCTTAGTATTTGAGCGATAAAGTCTTGATGCTTGCAATTGATGTTAATCCCCATCATAACTAGACTCCCTAAAAAAATGATATGTTTTCGTTGCCTTGAAGAAGCTGGTAGCAATGATTAGCTAACATATCGAATTTTACCTATCGTTTCCCGCCTGTTTAAATCGTATGAAACAACGATTTTTTGGCATTCACAATGCTTACAATCGTATGATGAATAGCCAATGCCATTGTTCTCATTAACTCGTCGATAAGTCCACTTATGTTTTTTATTTTTGCAAGTTGGCACAATAGTCATTTTAAATACCCCAAATAAGGTTAAGTAATACCGATATGATAAGGCAAAATACCTTACCTATTGCCTTAAGCCATGCCACTATAATTAATGGCATGGCATAGCATGAAATAAGGTTTAATAGGGTTTAACTAGTCGATATAAACAAGGCGAACTTGTGGATTATCTTCCATTACCTTTTTAGTGATAGTCGAATAATAAACAGGGATATCGTTTAATCTAACTAGTGTATCTATCCATGGTAAATATTCGTTGGCTATACTTTTTGGTATTTCGAGAATGCCAATTTTATACCCATTCAATAAGATTGTAAGCTTTATCGTAGATATCATAGAATAGACTCCAAATAAGGTTAAAAAACAGGGAAAAAACAGGGAAAAAAGCGAACTGGAGACAATTAAACCAACTGTAAAGAATCTAAAAACCTAGGCAATTCCCTAGGGATATTAGGATTCACAATAAAGCCGTTAGAATCGTCTTTTTTACCTGTGCCTTTAGCAGATAGGCCAACGATTGAACCAATAGGATCTAAGAATCGAATATCACTATTGTCTCCATCGATAACAGGGATATCTAAAAATGTTTTAGGCAATTGATTCTTTTTTGCAAAAAATGGGATAGCGACATTAAACCCACTATTTACAATTTTTTGTACCATTCTATCGCTAGTGTTTTCGGATCTACTGAAAGTAAGATGATAATTTTTTGGTAGTCTATTTTTGTCCAATCTTGATGGAATTTTTGTGTAATCATAAAACATAACATCATTAAATTGTTCAAATAATTCAGGTGCAATTTTTTCCCAAATAATATCGGAAAACACATTCAATCGAATAGCTAGTTTTTTGCCCTCTTTTTTTGCCTTAACATTAGCCTTAAATATCTCGATTTTAAGCTTTTTAATGAACAGTGGTCTATCTTGAAAAAACAATAGTTTCCTAGCAACCCTTGCCATCTTGGTTGCATGGAAACGACCTCGACCACTAATATATATACAATGATTGTCGCATTGTTTAGATTTCATGGAACAAACTTCATAACCGCCAATATTACTAGGGGCAATTTGTATACCCAAAACTTCATATCCGTTTAACTTATCTACTTCTAATTTCATGTTAGAAGATAGAATAGTATTAACTTTCAAGATCCGGTCTAATTCTGGATAATATACACTAGGTTGAATGTTCTTAATCTTCATTGCTATACCCTTTATAAAAATAGTGTGAAAAAACTAAACCCAAATTAGCTGGTAAGAACAATTATTCATCTTCCATATTCAAGCCATTTTCGTTCATATGCTCAGCAAACAAATTAATCCTTGCTACAATTATTTTTTTAATTGCTTGCAATGTTTTTTTGTCAATTTTTGTATTATCAACTGCACATTCCATATATATTTCATGCAATTCTGATTTCATATTCCAAGACAATTCTTCTACAAATTTTTTGATATCTTCATTCATAATTAAACCACCTCATTAATTGTAAACAAGTTTGATAGATCCCACAATTCGATCAAAATACAAATATCATTCATAGTTTTTTCCTTGATTAAAATTTACTTGTTTTAGATTCGATTACCTTGCAAGGTAGTTTTGGCAATACCTTAGAATCGGTAAACACATTGGAAGCAACAACAAAGAAAATAACCATACCGATTACAATTGAAACAAAGTTAAACATAATTAAACCCCTAAATTAGTATTTCAATCCACTTTTTAGTTAAGCACTTTGCTTAACCTTATGTCTTTACTATATACTTAATCGGTTTTAATGCAAGTAAAATATTATAAATAATTCATAAAATATTAAGTATATTGTCATAAACCCTTATGTTATATAGACTTATGATTTTTAAAATAATTGATATTTTAGTCTATTTTAGCGTGGTAGTGAAAATAAATAATCAAGGTATAGTGGTTATATATCATGCTTAAATTGTTATTTCATTCTATTTGGTGTTCGCCAGCTTTTTTGGGTATTAGCTATATCTTTTATGGATTGAATGGGGGGATATGGTATGCTTAAAGTCTTATATATTACTTATATAATAATAATAATAATAATATAATATATATAGATATAAAATAAAAATACTTCTATTCAATTTAATACATTCTAACATATAAAATATTAAGTATAAACTTTATCTTAATATATAATATAAAAGATTAAGGATAAACTTTATCTTAATTAATTAAGATAGTGTAACTACTAATATGTTTATTCTATAAATATATTGAAACGATA